AGTCCCTCCGCGGCGCCGAGCTGTAATCTTGTCGAATAGTTCCGACAGACCCCATACAAGAGCGTCAACACGGTCAGGTGACCCAGTGGACGAATTACGGATGTTGTCTACAGAGAATAGACACATCTGATCTTCTAGCTTATCGAACATACCTACGTGATGTACACGTCCTTGTTCGTACAGAGCAGAGATTGGTTCGGCTCTAACGACCTTGCCTCGAGATGCGTGCACCAGTTTAATTGGTACAGACCTGTCGACTGCTCGTATGACCGATGAAACCATTTCACCGCCGTTATTCTTTTCTGCAATAATTTTATCCGCTGACCATTTACGATACAGCCGGACAGCTTGTCGCGCCCACTCCTCAGGAGAGCCTTTAAGGCTTCCATCCTCGAGAACGTACCCACGAGCGTACCCATCAGGGTCACGAGCAAGGGCAACAACTACGATGCCGTTCTCATCGCTGTTTTCCTCAGACGAGGCAGCGGGGTCAACAGCAACAAATACACGTTCAAGGTCCTTAGGGGCCTCTTTAATACGTGCACCGTCTATCGAGTCTCGATTCCACAGAGCTCCTGGAATGTCTCCAAGAATCTCTCCTTCAAGCTCTTGACGTCCCAGACGAGTGGAGCCGTATCGCTCATATAATTGCTTGAGGGTGTTGGTCGCCAGGTTAGCGGCATTGTCCAAGGTGGACCCTCGGGTAACAAATGTGTCTTCATCGTTCACCAGCTTCTTAATAAGAGGGAGAGGTCGTGGAGTTGTAGTTACCAGGACCTTAGGATGAACACCGAGACGGAGACCAAACTGTAGCTGGTCCCAGCATTCTTGCATATAGCGAAATTTGGCCAACTCGTCGACCCATCCAGCGTGATGCTGAGGACCGCGGAGCTGGTCTGGCTCTGTAGCGTTGTACAAGAAGGCAACAGACCCGTTAGGCCACGTAAGCTTACGGTTTGTTTTCTCGTACACAGGACGGAAGTCTTTAGGGTGGCAGGCTAGGATGCCTGATTCCCCTTCAACCATAACGTCACGGGCGTCAGCGGCTGTTTCAGCTACCAGAGCAATACGACCCCAATCAGAGGGGCCCCTGGACATCGGTGTAGAACCACAGACGTTAGACCTAATCCATTCAGAACCGATTCTCGTCTTACCGAAACCACGTCCTGCTAGAACCATCCAGGTATTCCACATACCCTCAGGCTCTAATTGGTCAGGTCTTGCCCAGAATTCCCAGTGCCACCTAAGCTCAGCCTTCTGAGCTGGAGTTAGCGAGCTTAGCCACTCCGCTCTTTCCGTCTCGCTGAGCGAGGCGAGTAATTGCGCTTTCGAGAGCAGCTGTGTCCTCTCGGACTCGTTGTTCATATTCAATGTTGCCATCAATTTTTACTTCCTGCTTCTCTACAAACATTCCAAGGTGCTTGGCTAGAAGCTCGTACCCTCGAAGTGCGGTCGTAAGTTGTGCCTTATCCCCGTCTTCTGATTTCGATATCGTACGAAGAATACCCCGTAGGACGTAATCAATGTCGATGTGTGTTTCCTTAGCTCGTTCCTCCAAAAGGTGGTCGATATAGGGCCTAACACCCGCTGCGTTAAGAACTTGATGTCCCATTCTGGACGCATTCTCAGGCGGAGTATCATATCCTGCCTCTAAAATGGCCCTCGCGCCGTTAAAATGTTTGATAAAGGAGTGGCAGAAATTGCGCTGTTTGAACGATAAAGCGTCGGCAATAAGGGAAATATCCCCAGATTCCAGGGCTCTATCCATTTTAGTGCGTCTAATTTCACCCATAGGTATTATTCCTCCGAGAATCGATCACGATGCGATCTCCTATCCTTCTACCACTATTATACCATTTTTTCAGCCCAATGTCAAGTAAAATCGTACATGATATCAAATAATTCGTACAATAAAGGTATCTTAGAAGCAAGGGGGCGACCTTGGGAGCCCTCCTCGAAAGTCAAGTAAAAGAGGTATTGTTGTATAAACTACTGTAATACAATGATATTATTGATATACCTATTTTGAATTTTTTTATTTCGTGACAGAGTTGGCTCGAGATCGCTATATACACGCGCGTGTGTTCATCCCCCCCCCTCCCCATCGGAACAAAACGGGAACATCCTAGGCAAAGCCCCCTGCCCTAGTAAATACTCAATGATAACAATGACATACATATAGCATAGCAATATAGTTACGCAGCCGCCGTGGTCACACGCAATAATGTTACAACGCTCTCGTGGTCATGTGTAATAAAGTGTTGCGAATCATTCTCATAACAACAAACGAACAAGATAGCGCAATAATATAACAAAAAAGGCACTAACTCCGCACTAATATAACAAAAATAGCATGAAAAACGTTCTTTACTTTCAGTTTCCACAAGCCCATACAGTTTGGGCGGCAAGGGTTCCACCCACAAAATATGCCGCTCCGCTTGAGACGGTCTAGCCATAGGCATTTGTCTATGCTGCGCTAGTAGCCAATGACCATAGGTAGCGCTATGGGGCCAAGCAATGGATTAATCGACCGCTAGCAGGGTGAATAGCCTTGCCGTAGGCCTAGTAATAGGTTTGCGTGGTCTATCCTCTAGAGGCGTGGTGTAGTGCCGCGCTGATATGATAGCCTTAGCCCTAGCTATGATGCATCCTGATGAAAAGGGACGATAGGCCAGTGATTAGGCTTAACTAGGGTAAAGACGGTGTGTGGTCATGTGACGGCGTAACGCTGTTAGGCATGACCGGAAAAGGTGGCTAGGTTGCGTATGAACGGTGCATTGCAAAGGCAATGACCAAGCGGCTAAGGGAATTGACCCCATGAAGCCACCGACCTAGCGCTAGGCTTATTTGTCTGGTGCTAGGTATGAGGCTAGGGCCTATACTCTCACAAGGAATTCGCCCTATGTCAAATCGTGCATCTTATCAGCGTCTAAATCCCAATATGTCTTTAACGCCAGTGGCTAAGAATAAAAAGCCTATGCTATTGTTTAAAGATAGGGAGGGAGTAACTTTCACAAAATATCTAACACCTAGCAAGCTTAAGCCGATTGTCGCGTATCATCCTATGATGACAACTACTAGCGTCCTTATATCTATGCTGGATGGTAGCTCGTTCCAGTGTGGTGACACAACTGTATCAATCGTTTACAAGTAATGACACTAACCTAGTCCTAGCCTCATACCTAGCAACAACGCTAGGGGTTTATATATGGATAAGGTTTATTATTTATGACCATTACCTTAAAGAAAATTGACAGCAAGATTGCATTGTTCACAACCAATCGCGCAAAATTGCAAACGCTTGGCCATGAAATTGCCATGCTAGTATTCATGCACGCTGCACCTAAGGCTGTCAGTGACGATTGTTCTGGCACTGGCGATTGCACCCGTGCTTTGAAGCTGGCTAAGCAAATGCCTAAGTCATGGCAGACTCAGCTTGAAAATTGGTTCAAGGCTTATTCGCCTATTCGTCTCGTCACTAAGAACGACAAGTGTGAATATGATCCAAAATATAAGGGCGAAGCGGACGCTGACGTCAAGCTGGCGTTCTGGAAAATGGCGGAAGCCAATGAAACCCCTTTCTATGAATTGGACGAACCGGAATCGGCTTCTGACCCTCTCACGCTTGAGCAGATTCTCGCAATGATTCCTGCCCTTGCCAAGCGGATTGATAGCAAGATTAACAAGAAAGAAGTCGTGGCAGACGCCCTTGAGCAAGCGGCTAAGGTATCTGCGGCTCTCAAGGCTATGACGTTCGCAACTGTCAATCGCACGGTTGAAGCGGCTGCGGCTAACGATGCACAAGCGGCATCTAAGTCAGAAGCGGCATAAGTCTGGACACCCTAGGCATGGTGGAAAACTGCCTACCCTCAAAAGAAAGCATAGTGCAGACTACTATCGGCGGTAGAGGTATTGTGCTTTCTTTTGAGGGTTTCAAGTGTAGTGTAATTGTTGCCAGCACAAGAGAGGCAACTTCCCTCAACACCTCTAGCATAAGGATTTATATTTATGAAAAAAGCCGTAACTGTTGAAGTCGTCGAAGTTGCTAACGAAGGTCTTATTTCCCTTCTTGGGAAGGTAGTGACCATTTTTTGTATCAACTACATCTATACAGGCCTTCTCGAAGGTGTAAACGATACTTGTATCTTGTTGAAAGACGCCAAGATTGTGTATGAAACAGGTCCTTTTAATAATAAGGATTGGAAGGACGCACAAGCTCTTCCTAACGACATTTATGTTCAAACATCTGCGATTGAGTCTTTTGGTATTGTAAAGTAAGGAAATGCCTAAGAAGAATCGTTATAGGTCTGGGTCTGGGTCTGGGTCTTGGTTTGGGTCTTGGTCTTGGTCTGGGTCTGGGTCTGGGTCTTGGTCTTGGTCTTGGTCTGGGTCTGGGTCTGGGTCTTGGTCTAGGTCTAGGTCTAGGTCTGGGTCTTGGTCTAGGTCTTGGTCTAGGTCTGGGTCTGGGTCTGGGTCTGGGTCTTGGTCTAGGTCTAGGTCTAGGTCTGGGTCT